AGTACCTGTTGTACCTTGTGAACCAATTGTTCCTTGAGTACCTGTTGTACCTTGTGAACCAATAGTACCTTGAGTACCTGCACCTGTTGTTCCTTGAGAACCAATAGTACCTTGTGTACCTGTTGTTCCTTGTGAACCAATAGTACCTTGTGTACCTGTAGTACCTTGTGAACCGATTGTTCCTTGTGTACCTGTTGTACCTTGTGAACCAATAGTACCTTGAGTACCTGCACCTGTTGTTCCTTGAGAACCAATAGTACCTTGAGTACCTGTTGTTCCTTGTGAACCAATAGTACCTTGAGTACCTGTTGTACCTTGTGAACCAATTGTTCCTTGTGTACCTGTTGTACCTTGTGAACCGATTGTTCCTTGTGTACCTGTTGTACCTTGTGAACCAATTGTTCCTTGTGTACCTGTTGTACCTTGTGAACCGATTGTTCCTTGTGTACCTGTTGTACCTTGAGAACCAATAGTACCTTGAGTACCTGCACCTGTTGCTCCTTGAGAACCAATAGTACCTTGTGTACCTGTTGTTCCTTGTGAACCAATAGTACCCTGAGTACCTGCACCTGTTGCTCCTTGAGAACCAATAGTACCTTGTGTACCTGTTGTACCTTGTGAACCAATAGTACCCTGAGTACCTGCACCTGTTGCTCCTTGTGAACCGATTGTTCCTTGTGTACCTGTTGTACCTTGAGAACCGATTGTTCCTTGTGTACCTGTTGTACCTTGAGAACCAATAGTACCTTGTGTACCTGTTGTACCTTGTGAACCGATTGTTCCTTGTGTACCTTGTGAACCAATAGTACCTTGAGTACCTGTTGTTCCCTGTGAACCAATAGTACCTTGTGTACCTGTTGTACCTTGTGAACCAATAGTACCCTGAGTACCTGCACCTGTTGCTCCTTGAGAACCGATTGTTCCTTGTGTACCTGTTGTTCCTTGTGAACCAATAGTACCCTGAGTACCTGCACCTGTTATTCCTTGATTACCTTTAATACCTTGTATTCCTTGAATACCTTGAATACCTGTTATACCTTGAATACCTTGAATACCCTGCAGACCAGTAGCACCTCTGGCACCTGGGTGGTTAACTTTAACTACTTTAGTATCAGCTAATGCTATATTTACTTCAGTACAATTGGAGCTAATTTGTACAGATCTACAATTACTTCCACCATTACAATTATTACCACCACAATTATTACAAGCCATTTATTATTTTTTTTGTCTTATGTTCCATCAATATTAACTAATTGTAACTTCATTTGATAATCTAACAACTCCCATAAGTAATCTTGTTACTGTGGTACAATCTCCACTTCCAGACATTAATTCTAAATCATAATGTCCTTCATTAAAAGTTAATTGTGAAGAAGATGCTGCTGAGATGTAAACTCCTATAGATCCAGATGATAAAGGTTTAGGGTAACCTTGGGCAGAAACTGAACCGCTTAAATTTAAACCTGTACCACAAGGTCCTAAACTACTACTTAAAGTTATAAATAATTGGCTATCCCTATTTTGAGATTGTCTAATAGACATTCTAGCAGAATATCCAGTTAAATTTATAGGGGTACAATCTCCACCATTATATATTACTTCAAAATCAGTAGTAGCACCCTGCTCTATAACAAAAGAATATCTACCTGCTGCCATAATTTTTGTTATAAATATTATAAAATAGAAGTAAATTAATGGTATCCATTTAGTAATTCTAATAAATCATCAATAGCATTATGTCTGTGGGAATCCTCTAATACACACTTAAAAACATATTCAGAATTTGTTAATTTAGCCATATCATGGTATGCAGAATAATTTTTGTCTTTTAAATCCATTTGGTAAGAATCTCCACAAAATAACATTTTAGAATCTTTACCTAGTCTACCAATAGCCATCGCTAATTGTGAACGGGTTAAATTTTGGAATTCATCTACAATAACAATAGCATTATCAAATGTTCTACCCCTAAAATGAGCTAATGAAACTAATTCAATAGATTCTTCCTTTTCCATTTTTTCTAAAATTATGGGTTTATTATAAATTTTTTTCATATTAGAACGAATAGGTACTAACCAAGGTTCCATTTTTTCTCTTTCAGAACCTGGTAGAAATCCATTATCTTCAGTAGATATAGTAGGTCTTGTAATTATAATCTTATTACATTGTCTTTTAAAAAATTGATCTAAAGCAATTTGAACAGCCAATAATGTTTTACCAGATCCTGCTTTTCCAACTATAAAATTAAAAGGATGTTTTAATATTTCTGTTTTTGCTTTTTTTTGTTCTTCTGATAGACTTAGCGAAAACCTTACTGATCCTTTAGGTGGTGATTTTGATATATTATTTTTAGGCATAATTTATTTTTATTAATTTATCTAATCCTGCGTTTATGTGCATTGTTTCTTCTAATAATAATTCAAATGTAAATCTTTTATCTAAGGGTAAAACTAAATCTACTTGTGACCCCCATCTTATTAAACTAAATCTTTCATTTTGTGTACATAAGTCCCCTTGCTGTTTAAAGGGAGCTATTACATTTACATCTTCATCTGCAATTTGTACTATATAATATGTATAATCTAAAAACGAGTTATAAACACTATTAAGTACTCTTTCATTATATTTAAGATAATCCATGTTATTAGGATTAATTACTTTATTTAGAATATCTTTTTCAACAGCCAACATAGGTTTATTTGTAGATTCTATAGGTTCTAAACGATTATATTTAATTGTACCACTATAAGGAATTCTATTTATATGTACATCATAAAATGACATAAATATTCCTATAACTAATGAGGGTTTATTATAATCTTTATTTCCTACTACATCTTGGAGTGTATAATCTATACCTTTAATTTCAAGTACTTGTTCACCAGGTAATACCATTTTTTGATATAAAATAGTTCCATCTGCTGGGCTATAAAAATGTTCATTATCTATATAAGTAGGTCTTATAGGATCCCTAAAGAAAAAATTATTACTTAATTCTCCAACAGGCATTTTAGATAATTCCTTTACTTCTCCATTCAACCAATCTTCTAATTTTTCAGCCATTAAAGAAGGGTTTTAAAATGATCAACCCTATTTAAATGCATTACCATACAACTTAACATAGCTCCTGATTTCATATACTCGGATAAATTAAAAATTACAGGTTCCATCCCTTCATCAGAACATATTTTTTCTAATGAAGATATTTTATGTTTTTCACCATCATAAAATTCATCTCCCCTTTTCATTTCTGATATATTTGATGCACATAATATCATATTTCCTAATCTAACAGAATTAGCCATTCCATACATAGAATCATCAACATCTATGTCTATAATATTAGTATAGCGTGATATTTTAGCTAACTCAGTTTTATCATATAACTCCGTACAAATCATAGTTGATCGCGTATTTAACGGGAAAATACTACAATCTAAATGGTACATATATTCGTCAACCATTTTAACTTTTATAACTTCCATATTAAAATTTTCTTCCATCCAATGGTAGGTTTTGATATCTGAGCGAATGTCATATCCTCCTATATAAACATTATCTTTTAAATATTTTATATCTGCTTCACCTTCCCATTTATAGGGGGAAATATCAGTATTATAACCCATCTGTTTAAAGAATTTTTCTCCTACATACTCTTCACCTTGTCTTGGTAAAGAAGTATAATTAGATAGTAAAATATGATTTTTATCTTTAATATGAGGTAATTGTAATCCCAAATTAGCTACATATATTAAATCCTGAAAATCTCCCTCTGCTGGTAGTAAATGTACTAAAGATTGACCAGCCATAAAATTATATAAATCCATAAACTGCTTATATGCTTTTGGTCTATTTATTGATAATTCTTTTTTAGACATTTCTTTCATCCAAACATTATTAGGATCGTCTGTTGAAAAAGTATGGGGGAAATTCATTATGTAACTTTGAATAGGTAACTGTGAAGGAGTTTCTTTCATTTTAATAACTGTTTTGTTGAGTATAAATATACAAAACCTATATTAGACAAACAAATAATTATAAAAAAAAAAGCCCCGCTAATGCGGGGCTTCTTTAAATATAAATTAAGATACTATTAAATAGTATTTAATCCAGATACTTTAATTAAACCATAGTATTCTGGTCTTAACATTTTCTTAGCGTATCTAGTCAATAGACCTTTACGTGGTGTGAAAGTGTTAGGATCGTATACCATTGGAGTCATAATTAATGGAATGTATGGAGCAAATACTGCACCAGCTTCTAAAAATTGTGTTCCTCTGTATCCAAGTAAAATTTGATTTTCAGTCATATAAGGATTCTTATATACTTGATATCTACCATTTAACTGACCAACTTTCTGTACACCAAATGCGTAAGAACCTTTAGCAGCATCACCATCAGAAGTAGAAGCAAATCCTGGGATTGATTCTAATACTGTTCCAATTGTTGGAGAACAAACTAGGAAACTAGCACCTCCTCTAAGAGTTTTCTGGTGGATAATGTTAGATAATTTTTGGATTTTAGTTCCTAATGTTTGGAACCATTGTCCTTGTGAATTATAAAATCCTAAATTAGTTGAAGTTCCAAAAGCATCTTGAGAAATAGACTCATTATTAACTGCTGACCATGTTTCCGTTCCTGCATTAGCAGATTCGATTAACATATCAAGAATTTCTAAGTCAATTTCTAATGAAATATATTCACTCATAATTGAAGTTAATTCAGCTTCAGCATCTAAAGAATGGTAAGCATTTAAATCTTGAGCAAACTCAGGAGTCCAAACTGCTTTCAATTTTTTAGTTTTAGCTACAATAGCTTCACTTGACATTTGAACATTAACTTGAGGAATAGCAATAGGACTATTATCATTATTTAAGTTAGTATTACCTTCTTCAAAATCACCTCTATCAGCATCAGTTGGCTGTAATGATTGAGAAACTACTGCAGTAATAGGTGTTCCAACTCCAATAGATGAAGAAATAACTAAGAACTGTAAATCAGTACCTACAACTTTAGTGTATGCTGGTAAAGTAACATCTGCGTAAGCACCAGCTGCACCTCCTTCTGGAATTGTAAATAAAGTAAATGATCTAACTGCTTCTTTATCATAGTTAGTATCTAAACCTGCAATTGGGAAGCTTATAGTTCTGTAATCAGAAGTAGAAATACCACCACCAATAGTAAATGAAGCTGAAAGAGCTCCATCATAATTAGCGTCATCCCAAGAGGCAGTAGCTACAACAGCTGCTGCACTTGTAGATGCAGTTAATTGAGTAGAGTAAGTATATCTACCTGTACCATAAAGACCACCTGTGTTTGTGTTACCAAACGTACCAGCTGGGTCAGTAGTACCATATAAAGAATTAGTAGCAGTAAATGGTGACTTAGTAGTACCATATTGGAAATCTAGGAAAAATACTAGACCTGAAGGAAGATTCATTGGTTGAACCGAAACAAATTCTTTTGCTGCGATTTGACCAAATACCTTTCTTACTAATGGAAGAGCTACACCCGCCCATTGTGCTCCTGTTCCAGGAGAAAAATTACCAGCACCTGCACCCCCACCTGTAGTAGAAGTTTCAGTTACTAGCTGTTTAGCTTGATTTTCAAGTAACATTGACATATTGTTACTATCATTATCAGTTAAACCTTCAAGTAAGCCTGTTTTAGCCCACTTGGACGCTAATCTTGCTGCATCACTTTGTAGTGACTTGTAAGGGTTAGCGCTTTCTAATAAAGTGTTTAATTGTGACATTTTAATTTTTTTAGTCGTTATTAATTAATTTTAATTTTTAAATTATACCTGCAAGTTTCTTAAATCTATCTACCATAAGATTAGATTCAACAATTGGTTTAGTATTAACTTTCTTTGGACCCATACCTACAGATTTAGAAGCCATACCTATACTTTCATTAACTGATTTTTTAGCTTTTTTCTCAGCTAATCCATCTTTTAATGTTTCATATATTAATTTTGCTTCTTTAACTGTGTCAGCTTTGTCAAAAGAAGTTAAAACCTTAACTTTGTTGTTCTCACTTAAGTTTTTAGATTTGAAAATCTTGTTAGTATACAATAATTTTGCATTAAGTAAATTAATTTCATTTAACTCATTTCTTAGAGTTTCAACAGTAGCATAAGCTTCTTTTAGTTCATCCTCTTTTTCTTCAAGTTTAATTGAGTCAATTTCCTTTTTAGCATCCGCTTTAGCGTCTTTGATACCATCTTTGTATCCTTTTTCTTCAGCGTCAGTTCTTGCGTCTTCATCAATGGTTACGTCTTCGTCTATTTCAACTTCAACTTCATCATCAACTTCAACTTCATCTTTCATTTCAAAATCATCACCAGCTTCTAATTCACCAGCAGTGACCATGTCTGAAATTACGTCTTCGATAAACTTTTTAAGATCATCATCTGTCATGTCTTCAAGATCAATTTCTTCATCATCCATATCATCTTTCTCGTCCTCCATACCGTCAAGATATCCTTCTTCTTCGGCATCAGTACGTTCGTCTTCTTCTAGTTTGATGTCTTTAATCTTTTTTTCCATGTCATCCTTAGCGTCTTCGATACCATCTTCGTATCCTTCTTCTTCGGTTTTTGTTCTTTTATCTTCATCTAATTCGTTTTTTAATTCTGCTAAAACTTCATCCAAGTCTGAATCATCTTCCTCTTTGATTTTACGCATTTTCTCAGTTCTAGTCTCAGCCTTATTATCAGACGTACGATCATCACCTTCGCGTTTTTCCTTTTTGGTCATGTATTCTTTCTCTTCTTCCATTTTATCAGAATCTTTTGCTTCATCTACTTTATCTTCTTCTCTCATAGTATCATCCTCTTCTCTCATGGTATCATCATCTTCTTCTCTCATGGAATCTAATTCCATTTCTTCAAGTTTAGCTGATAGCATAGTTTTAAGGTGAGGTGTGAAAGATTCTTCTAAAGCAGCTTTAGCATTTGCAATTGCAGTTTCTTTAACAGCTTTTGCATCGGCGATAGCCTCTTTTAAAAATTCTCTGTTCATTTTTCCTAAAATTTGTTTGGGAAGTACGTTTATTAAGAAACGTAATAGTAATTAATACGAGTTTTAATGCTATATAGATTGTTGAGATAGCATATTTACGATTATACGTATATTGGGATTATTAAAAATTACTAAATTGGGCAATTTCCTTTAGAGCAAAGTATTTCTGTTATTATAGAATTTACTTTTGTGTATGTGTTTGTTATATCTACATTAAGTCCTTCTTTAACTAAATGCATAAATGATCCTGGGTTAGAGGGTGTTGAAACAAAATCCCAACATAATAGTTGAAAATCATCTTGTACTTCTTGTACTTCACCCATTGGTTTAAGTGAACCCATTCCACGAGAAGATACACCAACTGTAATTCCATTTTCAATTAATGCTTTTAATATATTTCCAGAGGGTGTAGGTAATATTTCTATTTTTCCCATTACATTATCTCCATCCCACCAATAATCTGTAATATTATGAGATACATTTTTTAAGTTTACTACTGAATCTTCAGGATGGTCTAATTCTCCCATTGCTCTATTTTCATCAATTAAATTTTTATAGGCTTCCATTTCTCTTTCCCATAACTCTCTAGAATAATAACGACCATTACCATTTTTGACTTCACAAGTTGCTAATATACCTTCAACTATAGGAAGTCCTCTTTTTGATTTTAAACCTTCTGTAAAGGATTGTGGTTTAAATAGAGAAGTTTCAATCAGTACTTGTTTCATAATTTAGTCCTTTAATAAATCATTAAATGACAATTTTGATTCTTTAACCTCTATATATTCATCATTTGCTTCCTTTTTAGTAGCATCACCATAACCACTAGATTTTTCTTTTCCTTTTATTTCTGTTGGTTTTAAACCTGGTGTATCTTCTGTGTAACCTATTCCTTCTTGGCCAAATTGAGCATTTTCAATATAATATAAAGGATTTGATGATAAATTTTTAGCAACTGTTTTTCTAGCTTTATCTAAATATTCTCCCATATTTGCGCTAGTAAGTAATTCAATTACTTTAGACATTTCAAAATTAACACCTAATCTAAATTCTTCACCATTAAGATTATTTACATTTTTAGTATCTTCATAATTATAGCTATTTTTATTTAAATCATTTTTTTTAGCTTCATTCATATTATCATCAAAAATACTAAACCAATCTGGTTTTTTACCTAAATTACTAGCTACACCACCCAATATATGTTCTTGGATAACAGAACGTTGTTTTAAAATAGTAGTTGCCTGGTCATAGGTTAAAACATTACTAATCAAGTTAGGATAACGTGATTTAGCTTCTTTAAGAAATACATCTTTATGTCCTTTACCTTCTTTAATTAGGTTATATTGTTCCTGTAGTGTTTTCATTATTCTTTTTTTAATAATTTTTTTATATCTTCTAAATAATCTTCAATTAAATCAGTAGGTTTAACTACTTTAAACGAATCTGGATTATTTTTATAATATTTTATTGTTTCGTTTTTAGCATTAGATACCATGGTATAAATATTATTTAATTTTTCTTCAACACCATCAAATGCTTCTATTCTTTTTAATTGGAAGTTTTTTTTTTCTTCTTTATCTTCTTCAAATAATTGCTTTACTATCATACCTGATCCTTTAATCTTTTTAGGTACTAACTTATATGCAAATTGTTTTACATAGGTGTTATCTGTAACTCCATCAGGACCAGCTTTAGGGCCAGGTCCTAAATCTGCGCCTACATCTTCTTTAACTGCCTTATATCCTATTTTTTTATAGGCTTTATTATTTGCTTTTTGTCCTTTTTTTCTAAATGCAAAAGGTGTAGCATATTGTGCTCCTGTTCCTGATGAAAATGAGGCAGCACCTGCTCCTCCTCCTGTTGTAGACATTTCATCTAAATCACCCTCATTCATTTTCATTGTTATCCTTCTATATTCTTCAGGATATTCATTTCTAATATGTGTACGAATTTTATTTCTTAATACACGAGCTTCATCATATATTAATCTTAGTTTATTATCTGATTTTGCTTTAGTATAAACACCTTTAGCTGTATTAACTAAGTCGGTTGCACCATCAAATAATTCATCAAAATTAGGTAAATAATCTATATCCCAACTAATTCTTCCAGTTTCACTATCTATATTAGTAATTGTAGATTTAACACCATCTTCAGATTTAGAATCTCCTACCTTAAATTTACCTTTTTTATCAACTTTAGGTAAATTATCTTCAGGTGCTTCTTTTAACCCTGCGGGAATGTCTTTTACTTTATACTTGTACTGGCCCATGTGATAATTTTATTTCTTCTAAAAGATTACAATATTGTAATAAGTCAACTAAATTTTCATTATTAACTTTTTTATTTTTACCTATTTCAACAATAAACTTATTTACTTCTATTAATTTAATTTTAGTAGCATCATCTTTTATAGATTTTATTTCATCAAGTAAGCTTTTTTTAATTCCTTGAATTTTTAAATTATAAAAATCTTTTAATTTACTTGTACTATCAATATGTTCAATAAACTCTCTTAGTATTGATTTTTGGGTATCTGATAAGTTAGAATATTTATCGTTAAATTTTTCTAGTATTACTCTATAAGTAAGTAATCTTACATCTTTATCTTCAGATTTAAATTCTTCTAATAAAGTATTTTTAATATTATTTTTGTTTATTTTATTTAAAGACATTTGCTCTAATAAAACTAATTTATTATCTACAATTTGATTAGGATTAGTAATATCTGTTGTGTTATATACTTCAAATAATGTATATAAAGCAGCTAAAGATTTATAATTAGAAATATTAGTTTTAAATAAATCTTCAACATTATAATGTTCTCTTAATTCTTTTACAAGATTATATTTTTCTCTTTTAAGAGATTTTCTATTTAGCTTTTTAGATGATTCTAAAATTGTGGATAAAATAGCATTAGCTTTTCCTTCTGAAAGGTTTATTGATTTTGAAAGAGTTTCGTATAATTTATATTCTTTTCCTAATTCTGTATTTACAAAATATTTTTTTAATATATTTACAGATGGTGAATCATTACCGGCTAATGTATCAGCGGTTATCTTTCTTACTAGTAATTCAAATAGGATACCAGTATTTTTAAATTTTGAATGTTTTATATACATCAATACTTATTTTATTATAAATACGTTAAGATTTGTTATTATTACCATTAATTACATTTCCTTTAATTTTTTTATTAACCTTATCTTCGGAAAGTAATACATTTTTATTGACTGGTATATCTTTTAACATATCTTCATATTTAGACAATATTTTATTTGATTCTAATTCTGATAAAGGTGATGAAGTATCATTATAATCATTTTTCATTCCTTTTCTACCTAATCTATCTTTACCAAAATTACCTTCTTGTTTATCTCTATTTGTTGGATTTTCAACTGGTCTTCCTAATGGTTCTTTATCAGTAGTTTCTTCATCATACCCATCAGGTAAATTAGAAGGGTCAGAATACATTCTTCCTTTACCATATAATGCAGCTAAATCATGAGGTGTACCATACGATTTTCCTGATGATAAAGGATCATTTCCTTCTGCTTCAATTTGAGATAATCTAAACCCACGTTTAGTATCTTGATTAACTAAATCTCTATATTCTTCATATTGATCTTGACTAAAATGGAATATATTTTCGTAAATCCAATCTGTTGGTATTAATTTACTATCTAACATAGATTGTGCTAATGTCATTTTTTCAGTCATTAAAGCTACTTTTTCTTGCTCATATATGATAGATGGAGTAGATAGTGAAATTTCAAAATTTGTTAAATCACCATCTCTATAACCTTGAGTATAAAGATGAATTAATGCTATCTTATATAATTCTGATGTAAATATTCTTTGTATACGTTCTACGGTTCTAGCAAATCTAATATCTTGTGCTGCTAATGTAGCTTTACCATCAGTATTTTCATCATAACCCATAAAAGCTTTAGGTACTTTAAGAGCCGCAAATAGTTTATCTCTTAAATATTCAACATCAGCAATTCCATCCCATTGTAATCCTGCTAAGTTATCAATTTTAGTAGTTGAATCATTTCCCCTAATTGGAATATAAAAATCTTCAAGCATATTTTGCATATTGTACTTTAAATTATATTCACCAGTTTTTTCATCCATATAAGGAGTACGTTTAAGTTTAGAAATGGTTTTTTCCATAAACGCATCTACTTCATTTGGGGGTATAGCTCCAACATTCATATAATAAATTCTTTTTTCAGGGGCACGAACAATTCTATGAATTAACATAGCGTCTTCCATTAAAACATATTGTTTAAATAATTTACGAGCAGGTTCAATATAACTTCTACCATAAGGTAAAAAATTCATATCCGTTAATAAACGAAAATGTGCCATTTCATAATTATCAAATATAATAGAATTCGCTTGATTCCCTGAGTTAGGGACATTATAATAACCTGAATCTGTTCCAGATATTCCATCTGGGTCAAATCTATATTTTACTTCTGTGGGATTTAAAGTGTTACCATCTTGGTCTAATCCCATTCCTCCTTCTAATCTTTCAATGTGGTATGCTGTATAAGGTATAACATTATATACCCCAAACTTTTCTGCAATTTCTAATTTTAAAAAGAAATCACCATATTTACACATATTTCTTATCCAAGGCCAAAGGTTAAATTCTATGTTTAAAACATCATAAAATAAATTGTATAAAATTTGTTGTATGTTTTCATCAGAACTTTTAATATGCATTACTTCTCCCATATCATTTTTAAGAGTAGATTCATCTGCTACAATATCTAATGCAGATGCTATAATAGCATCAGTATCCATTGCATCATATTCTGAATATAAATAAGGTCTTAAAGTTTGATAATTAAAATTTTGCTGTTGTCCATATAAAGAAGTAGCTGAATTTGTATAAACTCTATTAAATCTATCTATTAAAGAATTGGTTTCTAATTCACCAGTCATTTGGATTTTATTAACATCCATAACTTTAAGTTCATTACCCCCAACATTACGTATTAATACATCTGTTGAAAATAATCTTTTTAATCTTGAAAATAAGCCTTTATCTGCCATTTTATTTTATTTATAAATATATTATAATAACCATTTAATGTTCTCATCTTTCCCTCCTATTTTCATTGAATAAGGATTTTGAACACTATTAGTATTATACCCCCCACTATAGGAAGATTTTGATTTTTGAATATTACCCAATGCAGCACGAGCTCCATCTAAACTCTGTTGTTGAAACTTTAAAGAAGTATCACGTAGAAACATACCAATCCCAAATGACATAACCAAATCATCATTATAACCGCTTTGAGCTTCTGGTCTTCCATTTTTCCAGATAAATACTTTCATCTCTTCTAATAAACGTTTAGATTGAATTGTTACTGATCTGTCACCAACAAATTCTCTAAATTTATTAATACAAAGAGGTCTTGTTCTCATTGACATAGTAAAACCAGGAACCATTTCAGAATTACCTTCATATACTCTTAAATAAGATTCTGCTGTTAATTGATCGGATTTTGGTGATTGGTATAAATTTTTATAATCTCTTTCTCTAATTGCATCTAAAGTTGCCCAACCAATATTAGCATTTTCGACTACTAACATAGCATTATTAAATTCAGTAGCTAAACCTGTAAGAAAATATCCAAATTCTTTAGGTGGCATTTGTCCTTTATATTCTGCTACTTGAGTATTAGTTTGAATATCCATTACATGACATGCTGAAAAGTCTTTACCATCACCTCTAGCTACATCAGCTACTACCATATACTCTCTAGAATAATCAGCATTTTCCCAAATCCATAAATTTTGGTCTACACCCCTTCTTTCTAATGGTTCTTTTATTGTTGTTTCTTTTACAAAATCAATCCATTCAGAATAAAATACTATATCTCCTGACGTACTAAAATCACAATCACATTCTTGTGCTGCTATTCTAGGATCACCTAATAATTCATCTTGTCTATCTCTCCATTCTTGATTTCTTTCAGGATGTACAAACCAAGGTAATTTAATAGGTAAAAATTCATTTTCTTGAGATTCTGCTCTAACCCATGTTTGGTGAAACCAATTTCCTGTACCATAGGGGGTAGACAAAGCAATACAACCCCCACCAGTTGCTAATGTTTGTTGAGCAGATGCCCATATTTCTCCAATATTATCAATAAAAGCTGCTTCATCAATTAATAGTAAAGATACTGCTTCTGATCTACCTGCATCACTTGATGCTGAGGTTGCTTTTATTTGGGATCCATTATTAAGCCGCAATGTTAATTTATTATTTTCCATTGCATCTACTTTTAACCAAGAAGGTAAATTTTCATACATAAATTTTACCTTAGTAACCATATTTTTAGCTGTATCTTGTTTAGTTGCAATACAAAGTATATTTTTATCTTTATGAAAAACCATCATCCATAAAGAATAACCTGCAGTTAAAGTTGAAATTCCTAATTGTCTAGATTTAAGAATAACTGAGTAAGGGTTTTCTTTAAATAAACCCAATACTTTTTCTTGAAAAGGATATAAACTAAATTGTATTCTACCTCTTTGAGGATGTTGAATATAACAGTATTTTTTCATAAAATGTATAGGGTCTTTTGCACATTTTATATATTCTTGCCTTATTATTTTTTTTATATCTGACATTTATTATAGTAAAGAATAATTTACTATTATTTCTTTTTTACTTTTTCTAATGATCTACCACCAAAATATGCTCCAATAACTGTTATTAAAACTAACTGTAGTAAATCTGTCCATTTTTGTTCAACAGTAAAACTAATAGTACCAGCATCAATGAATATCATAAGAACAGTAGAAACTACTAAAAAAATTAAAATTAATGGTCTTACATTTTTACTTAACCATGAATCACTATTCATATCTGCCTTCCATCTATCTGTAATGTTAGCTTCCATTTTAGCTTCATGTTCTACTATTAAAGCTTTAATTTTTCTTTCAGCATTTAATTTTTCTTCTTTTGATGTGTGTAGGTTATCAATCACCCCACCTACACCTTTTACTAGGTCTGCTGCACCACCTGAAAATAAATTTGATAATATACTCATAACTATAATTTTATAACATTGATTCTAACTCTTTTTTAATATTAGTTAGTTTTAATAATTTGTTTCTTAATTTTTGTTTTTCTTCACCTTCTGATGTTTTCCATTTATTAACTGTAGATTTCATCTCTTTAGTTGTTTGTTGTAATTTAGTAGCAATAGTAGCTACTGAGTCTCCTTTTAATTGTTTAGCTGTTGGTTCTTCATCCTCTTCAGTTAAATTTACATCTATTCCTTTTTTAGCTAATTTTTCAGCTTCACCAGCATCATCAGTTGTTATTGTACCCTCTTCATTTAACATTTCTATAATTTCTTCTTTAATAGAAGCTTTTAATTTAGATTTTTTCATTATAAGTTATTTTGTTATAAATATTATGAAAAAATTGTTTGTTTAACTTGTTCTATACGTTCTTCAGTTGTGCCCTGAATTGTTACATATTTTACATTTCTCCAATCTAATATTTCTAATATCTTTTTATTAATATTATCTCTATATCTTATATCAGTTTCTCTAACCCCATTATCTTCCATTTTAACTCCTACAGGAGATACATAAAATAAATAATTATAATCTTTAATTAAATGCCCTAATGATGAATTTAAATGAAATGCTTCATTAGCAGACATTGAATTAGATAAAGCACTAAATGCCATAACATCAATAACAGTTCTATCTGTTATAATTTTATCACATAATAATTCACTTGCTCTTTCAGCTGAGAATACTAATTGGCCTTTTAAAGTTGAATCAGTATTTAATGGTATTCCCATATCCATTAAATGTTTAGAACGCTCTGTTCTAGAAGTATAATCTTTAAATTCAGGTAATTTAGCTAATTCATTAACTAATGTTGTTTTACCAACTGACATTGTACCACAAAATCCTATTTTCATAACTTATTATTTTGGTTAATATACAAACTAATTTCTATGAGTCATACCTTTAGGAGCAGGTTTTTTATACCAAGGTAAACCTTCTCTTCCTTTTCTTATTTCATTCCAATTTTCATAATTATATTCAATGCCATTTATATAATATTCTTTTTTATGTTGATCTTTATTAATTAATGCAGGTTCTTCAAGACTATGAAGTTTATTCATTCCTTGAACTTCTAAACATAACATAGTAGTAATAGATCCATCCTCTTCTTTTTTACGGAATTTTCTATTCTTAATATGTTCATTCATATTTACTTTAGACTTTGCCATTTCTTATTTGTTTAATTTATTAGTATTTTCTTTAGGCATTATTAACCCACCTATAGTATGTATTTTATCATCTTCTTCAGACCATGGTCCTTGTTTATCTGCGTGTTCTAAAAATTCATTTATAGCATCACTCATTGATAATAATTGTTCTGCTACTAATGTACCATGAGCTCCTGAAACTGATATACCTCTTGCACTTAAAGCATCACCTACAAAATGTACATTTGGATATTTAGTTAATGATAAATCTTCATAATTTACTAATGGCTCGGGAGCTAAATATTTAACTTCAGGTACATATATTCCCCAATCATCTTTTAACGTTGGAAATACTTTTTTCATATCATTAATAAAATCTTCTATATAACTATAATATCCTTGAAATGCATCTTTAACTACATTTAAATT